ACCTTTATATCGTTTAGATTTATAACCAACGTGACTTCTTCGCCTGTATATGGACACACTATGGTTGGGTTTACTACTTCACCCACAGACTTAGCACGCAAATTGATGAACATGTATTCGATGTCAAAAATTGGAAGGTGTCCTGCGTTTGATATGCTGTCAAAACAAGACTCGATCACACCTTTAATCGCAACCAGCATGGAAGTTTCTCCACCGCCGGTTTCTTGTGCTTGTAATAATACCTTTTCTTCTTTTACAAGAAATGGTCTAAATTCGATATTCTTCTTGGTAGAAGGTTGTTTTAGGGTGTAACGGGGGACACTACTTTTTAACAGAGATGATAATGAACTCATAATTTATTCCTTATTGTTTATATTGGAGTCTTGTATCCAGATACAGGCAGTTCAACATTATATGATCTGTACTGGAAAGAAACTTGAAGTTTAGTATAGTCGTTTACCATTGAATATCCAAGTTCGACAGGCATAATCATCGATGGATATACTTCATCGAATGTGAATATTGCGGTAGGTGTTCCCATAGAATCCTCACAGGAAATTTTAAGAACACCGTCTCCAACTTTTTCGTAGGTTGAAGTGTTGTCTGAAGGATCTACTATTTCGTCCATCCATTCTTCTAGGATTGCACGCTCACTCCAGTCCTTCGAGACGGGAAATGTCATGACTACAGCACTGTCGTACTTATTTCTTACAGGTACGGATCTGATAGGCCCGTATATGTTATCTTCAACAGTATCGAATTGACGAGATGGTAGTGTTACCGTCTCGGGTTGATGGATTGTAATTGATGATGCATTGGGTGGACTTATTTCGACCACATATCTGGTTGGTCTTGAAAGTCCCAATTTCCCCAATACATCTTTTCTGAATTCTTCTATTGATTTATTTGGCATAGGTTTCCTCTATATTTATTTAGGGAAGAATATCATCTTCCGTTAAAATAATAAATTCCCATCCGTTCTTTTTACAATATTCTTCTGCTGCCTTCCATTTTTCGGTATTAACGATGTATGTCAAGGATTCCTGAATGTATGATTTTCTTTTTCTTTTTGGCTTCTTAGGAGGCTCTGTCTGCTTCTTTGGTTTTACTTCCACAATATAAGTCTTTACTGATCCGTTTTTATTCATGATTTCTGCAATGAAATCAGGAAAATATCGATGCATTTTTCTGTCCACAGGCGAGTAGTATGGTATTGCTAGTTCTTCGCTCCCCCACCTACTAACACTTTTATTTTCATCCAAATATTTACACACTCGCCTTTCCCACAAAGAACGACATATAATGTTTGTTGGATCACCTATATACTTTGTAGGGTTTTTAATTGTGTATCTTGTTTTATATGCCACAGTATAGTCCTTCTGAAATATATATTTCAATCACTAATTCTTGGAGAAGCAAATTGTCAACGTATACATTTCCATCATCAGGTTCCTATGATTCTCAGAGGGATATTAGATATTGGATGAACTTGCAGTGTGATAACTACGAGAGCAAGCAGATGCTGCGTGCCGGTGAATTCACCGGATCTATCGCTAATATTAGGCTACCAGCACCGAATGATCTGAATGCACAAGCAGATATAAACTACACAGAAGAAGAACGTCAAGGTGGTATGATTGATCCGAGCGTGTCGGGACTCGGGTGGTTATTTGGTGGTGGATTTATTATTGATAAAATTCGTGCGCCTTTTGATGTCTTGCTCGGTAGACGGGATATGGATGAACGAGATACAACATTCAAGGATGCTGGATTTAGGAAATTTGATTACAACTGGACACTGGTTCCTAAAAACAAAGAAGATGCTGATCAGGTAAACAAAATAGCACAATCGTTTCAGGTTCTTGCATATCCGTCACTTTCTACCTTTTCGGGTGGAGCAAAAATAATTCACCCGCCAATATGGAATATTCAAATATTGGATACTGCTGCTGGTAAGTCGGGAATATACAAATGGGACATGGGTCCGAATATTTGTGTATTGACTAAGGCATCAGTAAAAACTGCTAACAATGGAGTCTATTCAACCAAGGACAATTATCCTGCGGCAACTACAATATCATTATCTTTCCAAGAACTAGAACCGGCGGTACGAGTCGAAAGTCCCGGTGAGACCATGACAAAGTTGGTTAGTAGATCACAAGCAAGAAACTTTGGTGGGAGAGACAACGATCTATGATCGTAGTGGAGAACTAAAATGTCTGATTATTTTAAATACATGTCAAAAATAGATTATGACTTCCCTTCAAATCTTGAGGTTGAAGTTCAGGATATTTTTCGTAGATTCACCTTCACCGAGAAGTGTTTTGATGATGCTAGGAACTTTGAGGAATATCTTGTACAAGACGGAGAGAGACCAGAAGATGTTGCTACAAAGTTTTACGGCGATCCAAAGTTGTGGTGGATTATATTGTTTGCAAATAACATAATCGACGTACAGAATGAATGGCCAAAATCTGCGAAAGAATTAGATACGTTATTTAATACATTCCTGAAGGGTGATAGTTTTTTTGTTCTACAGGGACTGAATACACAAAGAGGTGATGTAATTGTCAAGAGAGATTTAGATTCCGAGGCATCCATATCATTAGACACATTTGGTATAGTCGATAAGTACCACCAGTTACTAAAACGAATAGACGTAAAAAGAAGTAAAGGCAAATTTGTTGCTGGGGACGAATTTTATATATTTCGACGTAACAATGTAACAGATACTTATGATCCTATTGGTGGATTTGGTAATACCGCATGTGTTCAGCAAAGTGTTGGTGCAACATCATGTGTAGATGTGATTGGACCTACGTCGGGACATGCTGGTAATGGATTTTTACATGCACCCCTGTGTGACACAGGAGGTATTACATTTAGCACCATAAGAAAAGTTACAGACATAAAAGATGCCGTTGAAAAGTTTGAACTAGACGAATTGACAATAAGTCCATACGGTGTTGAGTTATACGATGGTACTAAATTTAAGGGAATAACAAATGATATGTTTTCTTTTGATAATATATGTGGACTTACTTCCACTGTTCTCTACAACTACATCACAGATGGAAACATAAATTCAAGTATTACCAAAGTAACTACGGTTGATGAGATTTATAGAAAAGATATAGATAATAGAAGCATAAAGGTATTACACCCAACTATAGTACAACAAGTAGTAGGACAAATTGCAGTTCTACTACAAGGAAATGATATTCCGCGAGGAACTACTCGATTAGTAAAATAGGATTTGCATAATGGCAAGATCAACACCACTCGATATTGAAATCTCATCACTGATACTAGAAAAACCTGACGGAACTATGTTGAAGGTTCTTCCTGCACCCGGCGATCCCGGAAGTGATGAGGAGGGTGCCGAAAGATTATTCGGTTCTCTTACAATTACCGAAGGTATTTTTGCTAGTGGTATGAGAGGAACTCTCAAACTGATAGATCCTGCTCTATTGGGTACAGAATTCAACCTAGTAGGTAACGAAAAAATTATAATTGATATGAAAACCCCCGAGATAGAGAACTCCACTCACTCATTAACATTCTGTGTGTATGATCTACATTATCTGGGCGACGATACTGTTGATGAACTCAAAGGTCCTGCACAAAGAGTGGGTTCTGTGTGGTCTATTGACTTTGTTACATGTGAAAACTATTTTCTAAACTGGTCAGAGTTGGATTATATGAATGAGGACTTTATCGGAAAAATTGCAGGTAGTGATGGTGGGTTTGTCGGTATAGGTTCCAGTCCCGGAATGGTTGATACTCTAGCAGAAAAATATTTCAATCCCGGAGTAACTCCCTTTAGTCATGCACAAAATGAAATGGACATTGAACCCACACATAATTCGATATGGTTAAAGTCAAATCAGAACATGTATCCGTGGGGTAAAGACATAAACCCACCAAACCTCATGAACCTAATGAGTAACATGGCAGAAAATGCTGTCACCGAAGACCTCATCGGAATGAATTACCTGTTCTATCAGGACTTTGACGGATGGCACTTCAAGTCAATCTATAAGTTGATAGACGAAAGTACAACAGACTGGCTTTTTGGATTGATCGAAACAGATAACAAACGACAATATACAATTAGTGATGTTGATGATCCAACAGCACAGGATACTAATGACCGAATTATACAGAAAATGATAGTGACGAATGAATATAACCACATGCAAATGTGGCAAGAAGGTGCATATTCATCATACTACGAATTGGTTAAACCGAACTATGAAGATCCTTACTTTGAATATATGGATTCTGTCAGTAGACATCAAAAGTCGAAACTAAATCAAGACGGTGATGAGGACGAAGAGATGTTCTGGGGTAAACGAGAAATTATTACTTATGATTATCATCGAGATGCTGCTGAATGGCCTAAGGTCGCAGAGTTTAAACTGTTGTCCGAAGACATCGACACATCAATTGATGTTGAGAATCTACACAAGGGTAAGGGTAGAAGAGCAGTAAGAAAATATGACGAAAGTGGTATGTGGGGATATTTTTCATCTCTCTACAACAACCCGCAACAAACACCTCTTGATTATCTCGGTTCTAGAAATACAAACGGAAAATATGGAAAGACAAACGACATGGTTTGGCAGGCGATGTTTGATCAGTCCAACCTGAGTGCAGAGACGTTAAAGAAAATTCAAGAACAAATCAAACTGCCGCTACGATCACCGGAGAGTGCATCTCTTCTTGAATCGGTAATCAATCCAATAGGTACTGCCGTCGATAGTCTTATTGGTGATGGTCTTTCTCCATACGAAGAGTATGTACAGATGCTCAACCTTAAGACAAAGTGGAATGTCTATAGAAATACTGTGTGTTGTGATAAGAAGACTAATGTTCCTTATCAGTTTCTTGCTGTCATTGAAAACGCAAGACAGGTACAGGAAAATGACAGAGCAGGAATATTTGAATACAGTTGGAAAGAAGTCGAAATATGGCCTAAGAAGTTTGTAGAGAATCTGGATGATGAGGAAATCGAAGTTCTTTCTGAGGAAGATTCGCCTATTGCAATTGTTGTCGTTAAGGGTGGTGGTTCTGGTGAAGTAATGGAAGAGGAACAAGAAGAGTGGACGAGTCCTGCGTATAATATCAATGAGTTGTTCAACAGTGAAGACGAAGAGAACAACATATATGCAGGACCGGGAATAAATGTTGCTGATGATGAGTACAACGACTATCCAGAATCATATCGTATGATGCCAGTTGGTGGATATTTCAAGGTAGATGTAGATCCATGCACCCTAGAAGATCCCGCTGATGTTTACTACCACAGACACATTGTTCAGATGAACAGAATGCCTGGAAAGGTGTTGAGTGGAGGAGCGGAAATCACTCCTCGGTTTGATGAAGATGGTAATGAAGATACTAGTGTACCTGATGAATTTTACTTCTTTGATGTACCCAATGCACATGATGGTTTATGTGGCTGTCGATAGGATTAAATTATGAGAGCAGTCCGAACATGTTGTTGTGGGTGTGGAAACAGACCCTGCAAACTAACAGAACAATATGAAGACACTTCATCAATACGATGTCCTGTCTGTGCTTTTGGATTGACATCATGGACAGATGGTTACCATACCAGTCAGTCTGCCTTACCGAGTACTCTCCACTTTTCTGGTGGAGATCCTTTTATTGATATATCAAGTTATGGACCAGATAAAAACAATCTTCGTCCAAGCACTCGACCTGATATTGGTGCCTGGGAATTTGATCAGGACACGGGTGAGCGTGTCAGAAACTCTAACAACCCATGGCAAACTCTTAGCACACATTTTGCTCCCTTAGCAGATCCAAATTCTCCTGACGAACATACAGAGTTTGATAGTTGGTACGTTGATAAATCTTTTGATTCCACCCCTTGGATTCAGTTGTCTCTATTTGATGATTCCACTGCGTACGGCGGGTATAGTCGGGACGAACCATGGCAGTATGAAAATGATTCTGATGATTACTGGTATCAGGTTGGATATGAGGAACCAATAAAACCGTGGGGGTGTGCCCATCCGTGTAAATCTACAGGTAAGTCGTTTCCGGGATATCAAGCAAACTGGACTACATGTGGTGATCCTCTAGTTCAATCAGATTTTTACACCGGTCGATGCTATGAGAATTTATTTAATCCATCAAATCTCAATATTGGTTATTCTGATATAGCATCTCCACCCGGAAGTGTGCCTGAGCAGTTTAGTCTGTTCCACAATGACGGTAGGTGTTGCTATGACCTTGAAGATCCAAGATGGACTGATGATTTTATTGCTGGAAACCATCCTCTTTATCTGTTTCAACAAGAATTAGATCAAGATGTTTTACCAGAATACGAATCTACTTGTTTGAATTACTGCAACACAATGGCTTGGTATCCTCGCCCTAGTATAAGGGATGTTATGGATATCGAATGGGGTGGTGGTGTTAATCCTTATTCCCCTCCAACTTTTAATTATGACCTTCAATTTGATCTTAGGAATCGTGATGTTCCAGATGATTTGATCGTAGATACGCTTGGTTGGTGGGGACTCGCTGACACGGGTATTGCTCCGGGAAACGGAATAGGAAGAGGTGACTACTATAACATAACAGGTGTGTTGCGGGGAGGGGATCTTGATTATAACAGAACCGAAGGAAGTAGGTTTGGATATGAGAGTCATCATCCATTAATGTCAACGAGTGGTGGAATGGTTCTTGGTGGACGTTGGTACTATCAATTCTTATCTCCTTTTGGTATATTACCTTGGTCTCCACAGGTATGGTCTGAATGGATAGAAAATTGGAATGGACCGTTATATCCGCAGGGGAATTGTACAATGAAATGTACACCCGACAATATTCGTTCTCATAAAATGGCTTTTGTTGGTAAGATTGCTGAGTCGTGGGTTAATGATACAGGTGATCGTTTTGATGTACCAGATTATCCGGGCGGGTATGGAAATGGAACACCAGATGGTTCTATAGAATACCTTTCTTCCGAAGATATGTGGAGGTCAAACATTGCCCCTGCAAATGGCTTAGTTCACGGAATAGGAGGAGGATCCTCGTTTCCTCTATACAATCCCGAATATTCTAGTGGTTACAATGTCTTCAGTAGAGATTTTGAATCGCTTGGTGTTACTGCTAGTGCAGAAGAACTTCAGTTGATTGATTATGATGAAGATACGGAAGGTATTCAGACATTTGCAAGTGTTGCCTTTTCTGACACACCATACGAAACTGAACCGGACAGACCTAGAGGAGAACCTGTCAAGTCTTGGAACAGCAGATGGGGTTCTGGGGCTCCAATTACAATTCCCCCACCACCCGGAGAAAATTATGAAAATTGGGAATGGATAAGAGAATGGGTCAGAGAGGGAGGAAAGTTAGTCGTTCTCTGGACTTCTAAGCGAGATCAATTATTTGCTAATCACAACTGGTGGAATCCAACTCCATTCACAGAATTGTTTGGTGCAGAAGGAGCGGCAAGAAATAAATCTTCAGAACATGGATGTGATTCGTCGTTCGAGGGAATTCCTACAGGAACACCATCACCCATCGATGGATCTCCTACCTATGGATTACCCAGTTCAGTTCCACGTTGCGCCCATGGCATGGGAACAACGGGGTTATCCGATGATATAACAACAGAAGATCGTATTGCACTTCTAGAAGAATGTACTCCGCCAGGAGGCAACACATCTGATTACTTCAAAAACTCTAATCAAATAGAATCGGTTCTAAGACAATTTGCACATTTCTGTGCTGGAGAACCAGGCACAACAGGAGCAGCGTTCTATAAGCCAGGAATAGATGCATCAGATGTAGTAGTTGATAGTTGGGACATGTATACTCTTGTAGACAGGAACGGAGACGGTCGGGTTGACGGTGATGCTCCTCCTTATGATCATGTTGTTTTCTATGGTCAAGATGACTGTTTTGAATCCGACAAAGGAGACGAAAACTTATATACAGAAACCTGCTTTAGACAAATTGCTGGTAAAAACGATCCAGACTATAGTATTATCTCAGGAACAACTGGAGGTCCATATCAGGGTGTTACTGCTGCTCGATTACAAATAGGATGTCAACGAACCAGATCACCGCTTACAGTAGAGGACGAAAATGGTGACAATATACCATTCTCATTCTCATGGATAAATGCAAGGACTCTCGTTCCTAATAGTTCGCAGGGTGGTAAAGCACTTGTCGGTGGAGATAAGGGGTGTTTGGTTGTTGCAAAAGAAAACGGACTAGGTTCTGTTGTGGTAATATACGACAGCACCGCTTTAGGTCATGCATCCCAGATTCCCAATGAACTTTTTGAAGATGCATGTCCTACCACCATCATTGATGTTAATGATCCAACAGATCCATTATATGATGAGGTGGAATGTGAACTAAATCCGGAACAACTCAAACTACATGCATGTAATAATGACTTCTGGGCATTTTTATGTCAAGATTATCTATCGGAAAATGGTTATCAAGTATCAGATCCAGATGGTCCTGTGTTCTGGGACAATAAAACAGAAGAACCTGCAAACAATCCATGTCTTGAAGGACTAAAGGCAGCATGTTGTCTTCCGAACGGATCATGCGAAGAACTGGATCCGTGGTCGTGTAAGGAACAGTATGGTAGATGGCACGGTAGTTATTTTTCACTAGGTTCTTCTGTGGGATATGCATACGGGTTAGGGGGAAGACATCATATGACACCAGAACAAGCAGAACAAGGATGGGGTCAGTTCTCGACAAGATGTTCTGCTTCTTGTTCTGATATTAGTTGCGCCGAAGCAAGAAAAGGAACATGCTGTGGTGCAACAGATTCCTACGAAGAAATTGCAAACGTATGTCTGGGTGACGATATGACATCAGTTGAATGTTGTCAAGCGTTTCGGGACAACGGGGGAGACATTGAAAGATATGGTGAAGTATGGGTTGAAACTGCCAGATGCACTGATGGATTGAACTGTGAAGAGTGGTGTCCTGACTGTCCTATATTTAGTCTATATCAGTACAATACGGTTTGGTATCCAGATATTCAAGAATGGGAAGACGAGAGAGAAACTTCTTGGCCTGATTACTGGCCCAGCAGAAAAATTACTGACTGTGATGCATGTGAGTCGGCAGCACCACTTCCACCACCTCCACCTCCTCCTCCGAGTCCCCCACCAGGCCCACCACCACCACC